AACAAGGGCAACAATTTACTACTGCACTAAGCACGCCAGCAATAAATTTGGCAAATGCATTTAATGGTTACAGCACGACAACAACAACAGCAGCGTCAACAGTTGGAGATGCAAGTGTCAGTGGATGGTGGCAGTCCACAAATAGTCAAGGCGGTAGCAGCAATGGTTTTTGGGGTTTCTCTTACAATAACGACCAAGCCAACACTTTTAACATTACATACAACACATCTACTTTAAAAATTATGGCAATAGTAAGAGATGCAGCCTTAAACACTTCAAGGCGTGAAAGCACTGCAGCATACAGTTTGCCAAATGAACCAATGTTTGTGACTGCAACTTACACAAAAGCAACGCAAGCAGTGGCGTTTTACATAAACGGCATAGCGCAAACTGGCGCAACAACAACTGCGGTCAACCAATTTTTAACACCAATTAGAACATTTGACGTTAATAGGCAACAAACGCAAGAATTAGCGGTTTATGCAACTGCCTTGTCGGCAGCGCAAGCATTGGCGTTATACAACGTCAACAACAACAACGTTAGCGAAACATCAGCCGCGCGCATGACTCGACTGCTTGGCTATACGTCATGGGATGCCACATTGCAAAGCATTACGGCAGCACCAGTCGCAACTGTTGGCGGCTTGTCCGCACCAAATAGCAATCTGGTTGCCGAGATGCAGACTGTCAATAATTCTGAGGATGGTGAATTATTTGTCACGCGCGCTGGCGTAATTAAGTTCACTGATCGCAATTATGTGTACACCAACACATCAAGCAACACCAGCCAGGCAACCTTTGCCAGTGGCTCAATACCGTTTGAGCCGAGCGTGCAGATCAACTATGACGCTGCCGCCATCCGTAACGACATCACTGTGACGTTCACCGGCGGCGGCCAGACTTCGACTACAAACGCCACCAGCGTGACCGCGTATGGCACTAACGCCATGAATACCGGCACGCAACTCTCTACGCAAGCTCAGGCAGTGACACTGGCTGCCTATCAGGCAACGGTCAATGGGCAACTGCTGACTAACATCTCGCCAGTCTCTGTGGGCGTGACGGCGGCAACGGCCAACTGGACTACCTTGCTGCAACTAGAGTTGCTAGACCGCTACACGCTCACTGTGCAACCGCCTACGGGCAACAGCATCAGCCAAGCCGAACTGATTAACCGTATTGAGCACCGCATCGTGCCTGGACAGTGGCAGATGACAGTTGACGGATCAGCGCGCTACGCGTCTTGGTTCATCCTTGATAAGTCAACACTCAATGGCACAGATTTACTACAATAAGGAGAACTTATGGCTACACCTACCGCACTGCCAGCAACCTTTGTTTCATCTACCGTCTTACCTGCTTCAGACCTAAACCTGTTGCGTGGTGCATTTCGCACACTTCAAGTTTTGCAAACACAGGTAAATACAACCACTTCAACTACCAGTGCTACTTTGACAGACATCTCAGGTATGTCTGTATCTATAACGCCAAGCGCAAACACAAACAAAGTCTTAGTTACAGTAAACATGAACATTGGCTTTGGCGCAACAGCAGATGATACTTTTTACACGCTGTTTAGAGGTTCAACGCAAATAGGTATAGGTACGGGTGCCATTACTGCGAACTCTTCCGCTTATCTTCGTGGTAATAGTTCAGCAAATCAAACTTTAGCAATAATTCCAGTTGCTATTACTTTCTTAGACAGTCCCGCAACAACATCAGCCACAACTTACAAAATGCAATGGGCAACTAGAGTAGATGTGATTTATTTCAATAGGAGAGGAAGCGATACTAATTTTATTACCTCTTCAACTATTACAGTTCAAGAAATAAGCGCGTGAAAATCACAAATCCCCCAAAGGCACTGATTGCACTTGTCGGCTTAGTGTGTCTCACTGTGCTGATGGCGCTGAACTCAATCGAGGAAGCAACCGGCACAGGGTTGATTGGCTCAATTCTCGGATACGCAATTGGTAACGGTGTTGCCGCGCGGCAAGGTCAGCCAGTGTCACCAATCATCGGCCGCAAGCCAGATGGCGAATAGACCCTATCCTTACTACCCAGCGTGGGACGGCAAGCAAACGTCTGCCGGTATTACTGAATTAGTCAAACTGTGCGCGGCTAGGTGGGCTACTAAAAATCTTGGCACATACGTCAATCGCAACATGAATAACAATGCAGTGCCGCCTCTTAAAAGTACGCACGCAACTGGCAACGCATTTGACTGTCAATACAAAGACGAAAAACAAGCATTTTTAATTTGGCAATTCCTGCTGGCTAACTCTAAAACTTTGGGCATTTCGCTTGTGAACTGGTACGCCTATGGCGAGTATGGCGCGACCTACAAGTGCAGTCGCGGTGAAGGTCTAGGGGGCGTCCGCGTCCATCAGAGTGATGCAGAGTCTGCTGGATCATGGCAAGGCACGCCTAATTGGCTGCACATTGAAATCGATCAGGTCATGGCTAAAGATGCGGCTCGATTTCGTAAGGCTTGGGCATCTTGCCCTTACCCATAAAGGCTAGGGCATAAATCCACATCCTGTGCAAAAGTAGTGGGTAAAGTCTTTACACCGGCAGACAGGAGACACAATGATTCCAGACGTAGTGATCTATGAGCATTACAAAGGGCGGCTTGATAGCGGCCAACAAGTTTTAGTCCAAGTATTTAGAGATGATCACAGCGGCCACGTATTGCAGGCCACTATCGCACAGCGCAACTGTGCTGATGACTTGTGGAACTCGCCTACAGCATTGGTGGCAGGCTGAAGCGTTTGATCGTGGCTGTGCTGGCCGCGATGATAATGACAACTGGCTACAGCAGTAGCACAGCACGCGCTGCTGCAAACTTATGCCCACAGTGGCACGCCAAGTTAAGGCAGTACGGCCTGCCGGTAGCAGAGTTCTCACGGATCATGTATCGAGAGTCCAGATGCCAGCCAAAGGTCATCGGCTGGAACTACCACAAAGGCACGTCCTACAAAGACTGCAAACTGTCACCAGCGAGCACCTACAAACGATGCAAGGCAGTCAGGTCGTATGACTCAGGGCTACTACAGGTCAATAGCGGCTGGGTCACGCTCACGGCTCAGACGTGCCACAGTGCGCCAGGTGATTTGACCGTCCTATTACAGCCAGACTGCAATTTGGCGGTCGCTAGCGCCATCTACAAGGGGTCTGGCATAGGCAACTGGCGTGCCACCAGTGGCAAGGGCTGACCATCGCACAGGGATTAGTCATGATGTGCAATACTGACCAGGTACAACTTCAACGGCAGGAGAAATTATGAACATACCCGACAACATTGGATGGCTAGAGGATCTTGCAGTCCACAGCCTTGAGCACGGCCACGCTGATCAAGCGTCACGACTGTGGGCAGTGAGCAAGTGGATTGCTGAGGCAGACACATTGCTCGGACAGCAAAACGAATTGCTAGCGCATCTTAAAGAGCGCACAGAAACGCTGTACAAAGAAAACGAATACTTGCAAAACCGATTGATGAGGTTTGGCGCATGAGCACACCATCTCTATTTGATGCGGAAGTGTTGCGCGACATTGCAATGTCATCTGTACAACACAACACAGACAGCAATTGGATTCGAGCAGCGGAGACATCAGTGCAGTGGCTTGCACGTTCTGCATCGCTTGGGTTCACTACTGATGATGTATGGGAACATTTGGACAAGTTAGGGATGACAGGTCAAGTGCATGACAACCGCGCACTAGGGCCAGTGATGTTGCGTATGTGCAAACAGGGCATTATTAAAGACACCAAGCAGTACTACCCAAGCAAGCGGCGGCACTGTGCGCCGATAAAAGTTTGGCGTGGTGTCTGATGGCGTTTGACCTGGCTAACTACGAACCAGTAGATGCGCGTCTTGCACGTTTCTGGGCTGATCACAAAGATGGGCGCGTTCACACGGAACTGATCTATGACGATGGCACGCGCTGTGTCATCAAGGCTGCCATCTACTTTGACAGGCTCGATCTTGTGCCGGTGGCAACGGACTACGCAGAGGAAGTTAAAGATGCCAACCCTGTGAACCGCACCAGCAGGATTGAGAACTGCAGTACCAGCGCGATTGGGCGATCATTAGCGAACTGTGGCTATTCAGGCCACCTCAGGCCGAGCCGTGAGGAAATGGCCAAAGTAGCCCGAACAGGCACAATCACAGCCCCCCAGATGCCCACAGTGACCACAGAATCGGGTCAGGTGATACAGACAGCCAACGCTGGCTACAACGCATCTGAGAAGCAGAAGAATTACATTAAGGTGCTGAGCAAGAAGGCTGGCAAGACACCGCCAATCCATCTTGACAGGTTCACAATCCAACAGGCAAAGGCAACCATTGACTCATTGCTTGCTGGCGAGACAATGCCTGAACCACCAGAGGACACGACACTAGAGGATCCGTTTTAATGACTCAGCCGCGCCTATTTACAACGCCACAAGACGGCAGCACCAGCGATGATTATTGGACACCAAAATGGATATTTGACGCGCTTGGTGTTGAGTTTGACCTTGATGTAGCTTGTCCACCTAACGGCCCAGCACACACTCCTTGCAAAGCGTTTTACACGCAAGAGGATGACGCACTAACGGCAGATTGGTATGGTGCAGTATGGATGAATCCACCGTTCAGCAAGCCTAACGATTGGGTGTACAAGTTTATTAAACACGCAAACGGAATATGTTTGCTGCCTTATTCTAAGTCAAAATGGTTCAATCACTTATGGAGTCAATTAGACGGCATTCTTGCGTTGCCAAGAGAACGCGCTGCGTTTGTGCAGGGTGACATCTTTATGCCATGTTTCTTAGGTGCTTTTGGTGTAGCAAACGTAGAAGCGTTACATCGATCACGGATTGGACGCGTCAGATAATGTTGCGCCAGGTGTACACGGTCACCATCGTGCAGGAAAACAACTACGTCAGTGTGCGCGCTCTGTATCAAGGGCCAGCAGATGTCGAGCAACTGATAAAACACAAATACTCAGATGCAATTGACGCTGTAGTTGACGCACTATTCCAATCGGGTTACTCAATCAAGAACTTGACGCGGCGCACTGTAGATGACGTGCGATCACATGAGTACGACCTACACGACAAATTATGGGAGCACAAATGATTGCTATGCCGGTAGATGTAGAGATATTCATGTTTCTAGGCGTGACTGCGCTGTTCTCACTGCTAGGCGCGCTGTGGAATACACGGAACCAATGAGATTCCTGGTCGCATTGTGGCTTACAGCTCTGGTGTCTTGGGTAGTGTTCTGCCTACGAGTGCCAAAATAGATAGACGCATGACCTAAGCCTGTCGCAGGGCAAATGGATGACACACGGCAACGTGGGTAGATTGCCATGTGCGTGATGTGCTAGACGAAACATAACGCGAGAGATGGCAAGGCGCGTGAATTGGTTAGGTAATCGAAGTGAGGCATCTCGATGGGGGGCTTGGGCTAGGTCTGCTCTACAACACGGACTTGCAGATGCATTACAATAAGAGAGCAGGAGACATAGAGATGACAACAAAGGCAGCGCGTAACAACCGAGAGCAAGTGCGGAACGCACGCGCTAGGGGCTTGGGCTGATGCCAACATCACGCAAACTACCAGCCAAGTTGCGCGCTCAGGTCTTAGTGCCGGGTGCGCTGTGTCATTGGTGTGCTGGTGTAGCAACAGAGTGCGATCATCTTACTGAGCATGATGCTGGTGGTACAGATACCCTTGACAACCTTGTGCCATCTTGCAAGCCTTGCAACACACGGCGCGGTGCACTGTACGTCAACAAGAAAACTGCAGCTCGAACTGTTGCGCGTGCTGAGGCAATACGCAAACAGAAAAGCGATTTTTTACAGGAAAAGCAATCACCCCGACACACTCAGGACTCTCTCTTTTTGGCAAACCAGCCGGGATCAACCGAGACTGACTCTGACCAGCCAGCATCAGCCATGATCGGCAGAGAACAGCCAAGATTGGAAACGCCCTACATTGGGGATTTGTCTTATGGGCCTGCTGTGGCAGAGTGGGCGCGCAAGTATTTGCAGATTGAGTTAATGCCGTGGCAAGTGCACGCGCTGTCTGGACAACTTGCACACAATGAGTCCGGCGCGCTTGTGCACTCGCAGTCTTTGGTCACTACTGCAAGACAGCAAGGCAAGTCAGTTGCTTTGGTCGCACTTATTGGCTGGTGGCTGACGGACTTTGCCAAGTTGCGCGGCACTGCTCAGGCCGTGTTGTCAACCGCGCACAAACTAGATCGAGCAGAGGCAGTGTTTCTTAAACTGCAGCCAATCTTGACTGAGCATTTTGGCGGCAAACCGATGCGCGCTCTTGGCCGTAAGTCTGTGGACATGCCTGATGGGTCGCGTTGGGAAGTGCGCGCCGCTACTCCAGGCAATGCAATGGGCGGATCTAATGACCTGATTGTGTGCGATGAACTATTTGCAATTCAAGCAACCGTTGTGTTTGACAGTTTGCAGCCATCACAGATTGCACGTCATAACTCCATGTTCTCTTGCTGGTCAACTGCTGGCGATGAGTCCAGCACCGCCATGTTGCGGATGCGCGAGCAAGGCATAAATGCCATTGATGCCGGACAGCAGCGGTCGCTGTATTTTGCTGAGTGGTCACCGCCGCCAGGTGTCAATGTAGATGATCAACAGTGGTGGTCGTGGGCAAATCCTGCACTTGGCAACACTGTGCAAATGCCTGACTTAGTGTCAGCATCGCAATCACCTGATCGTGCTAGTTGGCTACGTGCGCATTTAAATTTATGGGTAGCCGCAGCACAAGGGTGGATGCCAGTGGGCTTATGGCAGCAACGTTGTGTAGACAGCATTGCACCGACTGGTGGCGTGCTCAGTATTGACAGCAGTGTAGATGACTCGCGCTATGTGGGTGTGCGGTCTGTGGCAAACGATGACGGATCAGTGACCTGCACTGTGGAGTTCACAACAGAATCTGAGCAGGCAATGTGGCTACAGGTTGAGCGCGTGTTAACTGATCAGACTGTGCAGTTGGCTATTACGCCTACGCTTGATGTACACCTGCCAGAGGTGTATCGCAGACGGTCAACTGTCGTGGGCTATGGCGAGTTGCTGAAGTTCACGCCACTGATACGCGGCATGATCATCGAGGGCAGGCTGTGGCACACTGGCGAGAACTCACTTGCTGAACACGTCAACCGCGCGGTCATGGTCAAGACACTTGGCGGCAGTGCTCTCAGTTCGCAGAAGTCTCCAGGCCCAATCGAGTTAGCGCGCTGCATGATCTTTGCAAGTGCAATGGCAAGCCGACCAATCACCAAGAACAAGCCAATGCTGATCTTAGTTAATCGCTAAGATGGCGCTGGTGGTTGCCAGTCATCCTGCCGGATACAAGGCTGGCAATCACTACATCCGGCGCGATTAGATAGGGCATAATAGGCGCATGGGAATCTTTACAAAGCCAGTCACAAAAGCAGCCATCTCTGAGCCACCAAAGGTGCAGGCTGCTCTTGGCTTTGGCGGCACGTACAGCAAAGATGCCATCGGCGCGTTTTACCAGTATCAAGAAGGAACCGCGCGTGCTGAGGCTATGACGCTGGCAACCGTGTCTCGATCACGCGATCTGCTTGCGTCAGTGATTGGTTGTATGCCGTTAAAGATGTATGGCGAAATGTTTGATGATGTAACAGGCGAGATGGAAGAAGTGCCGCTTGCGCCGCGCTCATGGTTGCGTCAGCCAGATCCATCGGTCACCTACAACTTTTTGATGGCTTGGACGCTGGACGATTTGCTATTTTATGGCAGGGCATTTTGGTATTGCCTTGAACGTAGCGCTGACGGGTTTCCTATGAAGTTCACGCGCCTACCTGCAGGCTCTGTCACTACGCTTGATCAGGCAGGCCCTGTTTGGTTTGGGCCTAGCAAAGAAATTATCTTTGCCGGCAACACACTTGATGCGCGCGATGTAATTCAATTCTTGTCACCAATTCAGGGCATTGTGTATTCGTCAGCGCAGACGATTGCTACAGCCATGAAAATTGAGCAGAGCCGCTACAAGAACGCGCAATCAAGTTTGCCATCGGGAGTATTAAAACAAACAGGGGGGGAACCCCTTAGCGCACAGGAACTCTCGGAAATCGGCGCAGCGTTTCAGCAAGCACGATTAACTAATCAAACGGCTGTGCTTAATGAGTTTCTAAGTTACGATGCCACCACTGCTACACCAGACAAGATGCTGATGATTGAGTCTGCACAGTACAGCGCGCTTGATCTTGCACGTCTGTGCGGCGTGCCGCCATACCTTGTGGGCGTTGCCACTGGCAGTTATGCCTACACGTCATCTGAGCAAAGTCGAGCGGATTTGCTAATCTTTGGCGTGAAGCCATATGCAGACTGTTTGAGTTCCACGCTCAGCATGAACAACGTGTTGCCGCGCGGCACGTATGTCAAATTTGATTATTCAAGTTACTTAGAGGAAAACTACATCGCTGATCGGCAGTCAGAGGATTACCAAGAAAACACACAGGAGAACAGAGCATGATCCGTTTTACATCATCCACATTTACAGTAGATGCCGCAGCAGACGGCAGTCCAAAGCGCACCATCACTGGCATTGCGTTGCCATACAATGTCGAGGCAACCGTCACTGGCGGCCAGGTGGTAAGTTTTATGTCTGGCTCATTACCAACAGACGGCAAAGCGCCAAAACTGTTCATGAGTCACGACAGCACAGCCGCTATTGGCCTAGTCACCGAACGCACCGATGACGATGAATATATGTACTTTACTGCCAAAGTCTCAAACACAACAATGGGCGATGAGGCACTGATCTTGGCTGCCGATGGCGTGCTTGACTCTGTGTCTGTTGGGGTCAATCCGACCAAGTTTACGTTTAACAAAGACGGCGTGATGATTGTTGAGGCTGCTGACTGGCTCGAATTGTCGCTTGTCCCCCAGCCGGCGTTCGAGGGCTCGATTATCACTAAAGTGGCTGCGAGTTCTGATGCAAACGGCGATGAATTGTGTAATAATGACAACGGCGATTCCGGCACAGCCACCGAGCAAGTAGGAGAACCAGAGATGGAAGCAACACCGGAAGTACCAGAAGTCATCGAGGCATCAGCGCCAATCTTTGCTACACCAAAGCGTGCGTTTAAGATGCCATCGGCTGCAGAATACATGGCAGCCATGCACGCTGGCGGCGATACGTTTCGCGCAGTCAACGCTGCGTTCAAGGACAACTTGAAGCAGAACTCAACAGCGCTTGAGTTTGCTCTTGCACAAGATTTGACAACGGACACCGCAGGACTCTTGGAACAAAGACTGCTCGGGCCTGTAATTCAGGATCTAAACTTCATGAGGCCTACGGTCACAGCACTTGGCGTATCAGCGATGCCAGGAACGCCATCAAAGACATTTACACGCACAAAGATTACGCAGCACACTGCAGTAAGCACACAAACTGAAGGCTCTGCAGTAACGTCAACAAAGATGACCCTCTCAGCAAATACGGTCACAAAAAGTACGCAAGCCGGCGGCGTGTTTATCTCCCAACAAGACATTGACTTTACCGCCATCCCTGCACTGCAGACAATCATCAATGACTTGACTGGTGAATACATGATCCGCACAGATGATGTGTGTTCTGATGCGCTTGTTTCTGCAGCAACTGCGTCAGGTAGCACCTGGACATTTGCACAGACTGATCCAACATCATTGGTGGATGCACTGTATGACGCAGCACGCGAGATGGCTGAGGACACAAACTATTTCCCAACTCACATTTACTGTGCACCCAATGTCTGGGAAAAATTGGGCCGTCAGTTAGACGTGGACAAACGACCATTGTTTGGCTACGTTGGCGCAAACAACAACATTGTTACTAACGGTCTTGGCGGATCAACCGGCATGAACTACAACAGCATGAACCCACTTGGGCTTGAAGTTGTTGTCAGCAATAACTTTGCCAGTGGCACAATGATTGTGGCGCACACTCCAAAGGGATCACCAACAAGCGCGTTTTCGTTCTACGAGGATGTGCGCGGAATCATGACAGTCGAGGATGCTGAGTTGCTAGGTCGCAACGTAACGTTCTACGGCTACATCGCAACCTTTGCCAACATCCCTGTCTGCATCCAAGCCATTACAACCGCATAGTCAGGAAGGCGGCTACCGCCGATGGCTACATACACAGTTACCTTCAAGACACTCATAGGCAACTATGCAGTCTTGCAGACACTCACTAACTCTGAGATAGCAGTTGGTCAATCAATTACCGTAGCCAGCGTTGCCGCGCCATTTAACGGCACGCAAACTGTTTATGACTTGCCAGAGTATGAGTTCATCGGCCTGGACTCGCAAGGTGATTTGCTGTTTAACACAAACGTGCCAATCCCTAATCAGGTGCTGTTCGCTGTTGTCGGTACAGGTGATGTCGATCGCACAGCCACAGCCACTGGCACGATTGCCTATACGCAGACGTGCACATGGGTCACTGCCGCGCAACTTGAAACATATTTAGGCGCTGGCACTATCACTAATCCATCTGATGACTACACACTGCTCACGCAGGCTGTGTCGGCTGGCAACTCGTTCTGCTGGCGCAGAAGGCAAGAGTCCGGATACACAGGTGACGCGTTGGCAACCTCGCCATCTGGTGATGTCACGCTTGGCACGCTGATGTATTCATCGGCTCTGTGGCGCGCTCGCGGAAGCGTGCAAGATACGTTTGCCACGTTTGATGGCATGGGTGGCGGCAACGTCAATGCCATGACACCGATGATCAAGCAGTTGCTCGGCATTGATCGACCACAGGTTGCCTAGTGGCATACACCGATTTATTCAATGAAGCCATTGATGACGTGGCAGCCACGCTGACTGCTGTGGTGGGCTTGCGCGTGGTCACCGATGCCACAAAAATTGTGCCGAATTGCGTGTTTATTGACGCGCCATCGTGGGAGACACAAGCCGGCAATGGCAAGGTTATTGAAATGTCGTTCCCTATCAAAGTCATCGGATCAGGGCCTGCTGGTCTGCCGGTATTGCGTCAGATTCTTGGCATCTGCGCGCTGGTGCAGACGAGCGCCATTATCATCATGTCTGGTCAGCCAGGCAGCGTGGAAATTGGCGGCGCAACATACCCTGCCTACAACATGACAATGAGCCTAAAAGCAGAAGCATAAAGGAGACACAATGTACACAATCACATCAGCCAGAATTGGTCATGTAGGGCAACCCTATGAGCCACAGGAAGGCGCAAACATTGCCTGGCTATTGGCTAACGGATTTATCGCAGAAACCAAAAACACCAAACCCAAATCGGCTACAATAGAAACAGCCGGCACAGACGAAGGAGCATGATATCGCGACAACCACTTATCTCGGCAATGCAAAGGTCTTAATCGCAACAGTCGATTTATCAGACCAATGCAAATCAGCAACGGTCACGCGCACTATTGAGGCGCTTGAATCATCTGCATTTGGCAGCACATCGCGTGTGTACACAGCAGGCATGGAAAACTCATCGTTTACTGGCGAGTTCATGCAAAATTATGGCGCCAGCGAGACTTACGCAACGCTAAAAGATTTAGTGGGCACAGCAATCACCATTGTGGTTAATCCAACATCGGCTGCCGACTCTGCAACTAACCCTGGATTTACGCTCACTGGCACTTACCTAGAAAGCATTGATGTCATTGCTGCAAACATTGGCGAACTTGGCATGGTCACAGTCCAGACACAAGGCGGCGTGTACAGCGCTGACGTAACCTAATCAACAACTAACAGAAAGCAGGCGGCAGGATGCAACTAACGCTGAAGGTCAATCAAGGTGAAGGGGACTACGAAGTCTCTACCAATCTGTACACAATCGTATTGTGGGAACGCAGATTCAAGAAGTCATTTACCGAACTAGGCAAAGACATTGCAATGGAACACATTGCCTATCTTGCGTATGAGGCAAGCCGTCTGGCAGGCATTGTGATACCTGGTGAGTTTGATACGTTCTTAAAGCGTTTGACTGTATGCGAGTTTGTGTTGCAAGACGATGAACTCCCTACACAGGCGGCTATCGACACGCTCTAGCACTGATTCTGCTACACACCGGATGGTGGCCGCCAGAGATACCGTTTGAGACAACTGATGTGTCTGCAGTTGTTAGACTAATCAGTGAATTGAGGAAGCCATGAGCGTTGCCATTAGCACAGAGATAGCAGGCATTAAAGAAGCAGTGGCATCCTTGAACAAAATTGAGCCGGGACTGCGTAAACAATTTGCGGCAGAACTCAATCAGATTGCAGCGCCAGCACTTAATGTGGCTAAGTCACGCTACGGCTCACTTGGGCTGCCGTTGCCCGGCATGGGCTATGTCTGGAGTCAAGGGGGCAGAAAGTTATTTCCCTACAGCGCCGCCAAAGCGCAAAGCGGCGTGAAAGTTAGGCTAGACACAAAGCGCAACACAGTCGGTGTCATAGTCATAAGCCAGATGAACCAAGCAGCGGCAATTTACGAAACAGCAGGCCGCACAAACCCTAGTCGATTTGCAACTAATCTTGGCCGCACTCCGAGACCCGGCCGCACACGTCTGTTTGGGCCAGCGGTGTACAGCATGATCGGGCAAGTATCAAGGGAGATTGAGCAAGCAGCCTTGCGCGTATTTAGACAAGTGAATCGAGAATTGCGGTGAGCATTGACATCCCAATTATTAGTTCATTTGACAGTAAGGGCATTAAGTCTGCAATTAAACAATTTAAACAATTAGAAACAGCCAGTCAAAAAGCGCAATTTGCAATCAAAAAGGCAGCGATACCGGCAGCCGCTGCACTTGCTGGCCTTGCAACTGCTGCAGGCGCAAGCGTTAAAGCAGCCATTGAGGATGAAAAAGCGCAAGCCCTACTTGCAAGACAGTTAGTTGCTTCAACTGGCGCCACTGACCAAGTGGTCAAAAGCGTTGAAAAATATATTGAGGGATTAGGTAAATCAGTTGCCGTCACCGACACCGAGGCGCGCCCAGCGCTGGCACGATTGGTGACTGCAACTAATGATGTAGCCAAAGCGCAAGACTTATTGGCTATTGCCATAGACACTGCGGCGGCAACATCGAAGCCATTGGCTGATGTCACAGATGCATTGAGTTTGGCGTTTGCTGGCAACATAAAAGGACTGAAAGCCTTATCGCCAGAATTAGGTGCATTGATTAAAAATGGTGGAACCGCCGCAGATGCGTTTGAGGTTTTGCAAAAAAACTTTGGCGGCGCTGGTGAATTGGCAGCCAACACAACTTCTGGTCAATTTAAAAAATTAAAAATTGCTATTGACGAAACTCAAGAATCTATCGGTGCGGCTTTGTTGCCAGCAGTAGAAGCCGTATTGCCTTCGTTGCAAAAGTTTGGAGAGTTTGCACAAAACAATCCAGAAACTTTTAAAAATATTGCAGTGGCAATAGGCGCTGTAGCCGCCTCAGTTACACTTTTAAACTTTGTTATTGGATTGAATCCATTTGTGCGAGGTGCCGCTGGCATTGCTTTGCTGGGTGAAGCCGTTAATGAAGCAGCACAACAATCAGAAAAAATTGGTGGCATTGGAGAATTATTTGCCAAAGCGGCTGGATCAATAGCGCTTCCTGGCTTTGCGGCTCAACTTGTTGGAAATTTGTTTAAAGATTCGGCAGACAAAACAGAAAGCGCAGCCCAGAAACTAATTACGTCAATGATTGACGCTACAAGTGCCACCAATACATTTATAGAATCCCAGAAAAAGACTTCTACATTTGAGCGGCAATTAATTTTTTTGGCGCAAGAACATCAAATTGCGGCAAGAGAAAAAGCAGAAGCAGAGGCGAAAGCGGCTAAAAGAAAAGCCGAAAGCGATAAAGCAAATGCAGAGGCTTTGAGACTGGCAACAGAAGCAGAAAAAAAACACGCAGAAGTAATTGCAAAAAAGAAACAAAGCATTGACGATTATTTGATTTCATATAAAAATTATGCCGAATCAATCTCTGGCACAATTACTGGTTTAGTTTCCCTGTCAGACGCAATAGATAAAGTGCAAAGCGGCGAAAGCAGCAACGTAGGTGCAGCGTTTGAAAAACAAATTCAAGACGCAAAAGCATTTGGGAACAATCTAAAGACGTTAATAAACATGGGTCTCGGTCAGGCTGGGCTTGCTCAGTTGCTAAATCTTGGCCCAACAGCAGGCATTGTTGTTACAGATTCAATGATTCTTGGTGGTCGCACTACCGGCAATCCTGGTGGTTTTGGTGTCAATGAATTAAACTCAGCCTTGCAAGGGCTGTCTGATGTAGGTGGTGGTCTTGGCGGCGCTGCCGCTGGCGCGTTTATGGGCGCTGGCACTAATGTGAACATTACCGTCAATGCCGGCGTGGGTGATCCAGTAGCCATTGGCAAGTCTGTAGTTGATGCGCTCAATGCGTACAAAGCGCGCACTGGCTCATTTGGGTTTGTGAACGCATAATGGCCTGGCCTACACCTAAAGTCTCGATTGCCTTTGACGATGGGCCATACGTTGCCAACCCGACCTGGACTGACATAACTGCGTATGTGTACTCGGCTGATGTCTCACGCGGTAGGGCTGACGATTACAGCCAGTTCATCGGCACTGCTCAAGTAGTCCTCAACAACAACTCACGGCTCTTTGATCCGTTCTACACGTCTGGCCTGTACTACGGCAAATTGCTGCCCAGACGGCAAATCAAGATTGAGGGCGTAAGCAACTCAGTCACCTATGCAGTGTTCAGGGGATTTGTGGATGGATTCCCGGCGGCGTGGGATCAGGCAGGCAAGTTTGCCACCACCACGCTGTCATGTTTTGATGGTTTAAGTCTACTGTCTCAGGAACTACTGCCGGATTATGTGTACGACTACACCAAGACTTTAAATCCGATTCACTACTGGCGATGCAATGACGGACAATCGAGCACAACAATAACTGATTTAGTTGCTGGTCGCACAATGTCAGTAGTCTCACCTGGCACTGAAAATTACCAACAAGGGCAACAATTTACTACTGCACTAAGCACGCCAGCAATAAATTTGGCAAATGCATTTAATGGTTACAGCACGACA